TTATTTACCACAACACTGCTTATACTTACGCCCTGATCCACAAGGACAAGGGGTATTTCTACCTATTTTAACTGAACTATTTTTAACAGGATTTCTTAAATTTAACTGTTCAACATAGTCTGTTTTAGATATTGAAGGGAATCTAAAAGAAAAAGCTGTTTTACCTTCAAAGTTTGAGACTGCAAAATCTCCCAATGAAATAATATCCATTCCTATAAGAAGATCTGAACCTCCAACAGAATTAAATTCTGTTGCTTTTACCCCTCCTATTATAACATTGTTTGGTAAATATAAATCTATTAAATATGTATTCACTGTACACTGACCATTCGCAGTATTACTAATAGCTTGTCCTGTAGGTATCAAATTGCATTGTTCTGCTACTTTCTGTGAAATAGCCGTGTTTGTAGCTCCAGTATCCCAAATCGCTACATAGTTATTTAATTGTGCTTCTGGAAACAAATTCTTGTGGGCAGAGACCCCCACATTACTTATTAATGAATTTGCACGACCATTTGCAGCACAAGTAAATGCAGATATTCTTTGATTAGGCATTAAACCTTACCCTTGTGTGAAAAATCTGAATGTCTTCCTCTTTTTCACATTTTTGAATAATATATGTCCCTGCTTCAATTTTTTTTGCATTTTCTATTGCTTCTTCCATTGTTTCATATGCACCATAAAAACTCTGTTCTTTTATAATTATAAATTTATTTAGATATTTTTCGCATAGCTCCTTTTTATGTTCTAAATAATAGTTATAATTTTCTTTTGCCATATTGTTTGGTTTCATATGAAATCACCTCTTTCTATATTTTATCGTATTTCCTTAATAGTATACTTCTAAAATGCAAAAAATGAAAGTTTTTTTCATCGCAGTTTTTTACATTATTCGACATTATTATAATGTATTAATGTTACAGTCATATTACTATTGTTTTACATTTATATATCATATATTATATCATTATTATCAATTTATGTAAAGTTTTCATATTTTATAGAATTAAATTAATTAAGAAGAATAAGGAATAGAAAATTATTCCTTATTCTAAAGATTCAAAAATTATTGAAATGAAGCCAAAAATCGACCTTTCAAAATCGTTTCTAAGCCTTTTTTATTTTTCAGGAATATACTTATATACCTTGATTTTCGGGTGTTTTTAATATTTTGAAACTAATTTGCAATAATCTAAACACACCCATCCACTTGGAGTCTTTGCCCAATTGTTTTTTATTTCATACGTATCAAATCTTGTCCCATTAATATATGTTTTTACAATTTTATAATTGGTACCAGCTCCGCTTCTAACATTTAATCCTGATTTAGTATTGACTACATACTTTCCTAAAACATATTTAGAAGATTTCTGAATTTCGTTATTTCCTTTACTTGTATAATCTAAACAGATCCATCCAGCACCAGATTTTAATCTTCCCCAATTTCCATTTGTTTCAACTATTGTATATGTGCCTTTATCTCTTATACACCCTGCTATACTATAATTTGTTCCAGCTCCGCTTCTAATATTTAAAGCATTTGCAGTTACTTTAACTAAATATTCGTTGTCAGCATTTTCTGATGATTTTGTTGCTTCTGAAACGCCATTTACTATTTCGTCAAAAGGATAATTCTTGCCAGGGCAAGCAGTTGCATTTACGTCTTTATGCCTTAATACTTTTGTAACTCCATATTTGTTTTTCAAATAATTTACTAATTCTATTATAGAGTTCTTTTGCTCTGCTGACATGGTATCTGTTTCAAAGTTTCCTTCTGCACATATTCCTATACTTGTATAGTTTGAACCATAAGCATGTGCTCCGACTGTATTTTCTTTTCTTCCTCTATAAATAGAACCATCTTTTCTTACATAAAAATGATATCCTATACATGTCCAACCTTTATTCTTATGTATTCTATCAATTCCTTCTACGTCACCATTATATACAGCATGATGCAATAGAATTATATCTGTTTTACTTCTTTTTTGTAATGTGCCATTTAAAGAGTATTCTTTTTCTATTATATTCATATTATTTTTCCTCCTTATCACTTATGGCTTTTTGTCCCAATAAGTATGTACCTATTACTCCTTGTACAACTGCTATAATTTGTACTGTTTGTATTGCGTAAGGTATTGTTATTCCTTCTACTGCATTAATTCCTGCTACTAATGCACTCACTATTGCTAATATGTTTGTCGCATATTTTGCTATTTTTTTTATTTTTTCCATAAAAATTCCTCCTTTAATTTATTCCTATTTTATTGGCTATATAAGCCAATAAAGCAGCCAAAATAAAATAGAACAAATAATCTATTACTTTGTCCCATTTTTTGCTTTTTTCTTTATCATCTTTGTTTGCTTCTTCAGATATGGCTTTGTCATGTTTGTCAAGTTTTTCTTTTATTCCTTCTACATTTTTTTCAACATTTTCCATCCTATAAGCCATTTTTTCCATTATTGAATATGTTTTCTTCAGTTCATTGATTTGTTGTTCATGTTCATCTAGTCTGTGATGTGCAGATTTATCACTCTGTTCTACTTTTATCACTCTTTCTAACACTTCCGTATTTTCCAACTCTTCTCACCTCCTAAACTTAAGCTACTTTTTATCTATTTATATGTCATGTATCCTTCGAGAATTAAAATTACAGAAGGGCAATAAGCTGTTCTTGCTACTTTTTCTGCCTTTGTCCACGATGGATTACAAGCCTCTGATGGTTCTATCATTATTTGATATACACCTTCTTTTGTTTTTCCATTTGTTTGAAATATTGTCTTAATATCACTTGTTTCAAACGATTCGGTGTCATGCTTTGTATCACTTGGTGCTGTTGCTGTCCATCCATCAATCCCTAAGGCTCCAGTTATTTCTTCATAAGTATAATTGCTTGGCATTGAAAATCCACTGTCTACATCTTCTGTAACTAAACTATTATTTAGATTTTTTGCTTTATACAATTTCAATTTACGTACATAGCCCCAGGTTGCAGATATATCTAATCCACTCCATTTAACAGGAGTATGATAACCTACCACTTTTGCACTAGTTATCTCGAAGCCTTTTGGAATTGATATATTAATAAATAACTTTTGTTTCATATCAGCATAAGAACTATAATCTGCATAATATCCTAATATATTTGCAGTATTTCCCGCTTCTCGTGGTTTAGCTTCTTGTATATACGTTGTCATTAATCCGTTTTCGCCAATAATCTTAGCTCCATTAAACAAATTAACATTCCCATATTCATCTACTTTGAAATTCTTTGTATCAAGAGTTCCTTTAGTTAGATTAATGTTCATACCCTTTTGATTCTGCACATAATTGTTAGATGATATGTTTCCAGTCTTAATATGTTCTCCAGCAATTGTTGTAGAACTAGTTGGATCTGCTAAATCTGCAAATTTTGCAAAGCCTTTTGTTATAGTAACTACTTGTCCTGCCAAAACAGTAGTTTCTGTTCCTCCCAACTCATCAACTATCGCATTTGCTACAGTGTTATCTGTATATTTTAAATTATTTATAAAGTCTTGTTCTTGATAAGGTTGCCCCTCTTTCTTACTTATTTGACATATATATATTTCATTGTCTTTTATCCATAAATCTCCATTATCATAAGGCGGTGTTGGCTGTACTACAAATATTCTTCTCTTTCCATCTGCTGTATCTTGTGCTGCATTTGCTATTGCTAACGCTTCTGTTGTATCTTTATCAGTTATTTTAGTCCATTTATATGTATTATTTTCTTTTTCAAATATATATGAATAACCAGTTTCTTTATCATAATACATATCTCCTGTGTGACTTTTTATTTCTTCCTCATTCCAGTCTTCTGCAGGACTATTTTCTAAGGTTGGCTCACCATTCATATACCATGTTGCTATCTTTCCATCTATTTGATTGCTCATACTTTTCATAGCATTTTTATACGTTGTATTTACGAATGTATTTAAATTACTTAATACCTCGTTTGCTTTTGTATCATCCGTATATTTAGTAGCTATTATAAAATCTGTTTCTTCAAATGTGCCACTTTCTTTGCTTACGTTACATACATACAAGTCCTTATCTTTTAAATACAGGTCGCCCTCGTTATAGGGTGGACTTGGTATTTCTGTAAATATCGTTCTCTTTCCATCTGCTGTATCTTGTGCTGTACTTGCTACTCTCAAAGCTTCAGTTACATCACTATCAACTATTTTAGTCCATAGATATGTAGTATCTTGTTTAGCAAATCTATAGCAATAGCCTGTTGTGTTATCATAATATAAGTCTCCTAAATGTGCATCATACCCACTCTCTTGCCATTCATTTGCAGGATAATTTTCGAGGCTTGGTTCTCCGTCTTGAAACCACGTAGTTATGCTTCCGTCTATTTGGTTTTGTAATTTAGTTACATTTTCAGTAGTAGTAGTGATAAACTGATTTAGCTCATTATTAATCTTTATTAATGACCTTAATTGAGTTTCAACATTTTTCTTTAGTCCTGCTAAAGAGGCAAAATCATATTTTCTTTCTAAGTCTTGTGGTGTTCTTACTCCATTACAATCTTGTTTATTCGTAAACTTCTACCTCCCTTCTTAATAAAAAAGTAAGGTTACCTACCAAGTAACCCTACCATCCTTGTAAACTGTAAATCCTTGCAATTTTTCAAATACTTTTTGCATTTCTTCTTGTGAATAATCTAAAGTTTTTACATAATTATATAATTTTGTCCTTTCTGCATTATTTAGTTTGTATTGCGTTCCTAGTAACAACAGTTTTTGCTCATAACTTATATTCATACTGTTTACATATTTATACGTTTTTCTTTTTGCACTTCCTGCTACAGTTTTTCCACTTGTTGTTCCATTATCTTTTTTCTCAGATTTAAAGTCTTGTTGTAAATATTTCATATATTCATCTATGTCTATACCACTTTTCTTTAATAACGGATACGTAGTATTTGTTGAAGAAAGAATATAGTTTTCATATATTGCAGTTTTTTCTTTCGATGAATAATTTGAATTTAGAAGTATTTCTAATTTATCCTTATCTTTCAAGCTTTGAGTTTTAGTAAGTTTTCCACTTTCTCTTTTGCTCTGTGTTTCTTTATAAACCTTTTGTTTATAATCTGCATAAGTATCTACGGAAAGTCCTCCTTTTAATTCATCATCATCAAGTTTTTGCCATTCACCTTTTCCATCTTTATAATAGTTTTCTCCTCCTGCTTTATATGAATTTTTAGTTTTAATTCCAGTATTATAGTTGCTTAATCCTTTTTCTGCTAATGTATTGATTTTTTCTTGAATTTCTCTAACTTTTGCTGTTTTTTCTTTATTAGAAATATTACTCATTTGTATTTTCCTTTTTTCTTTATATAGGTCCCCCATTTCTTTTGAAACACTATTCAAGTATTTTAATTGTAATTGATCCTCGTCTGTTGCAAAAGAATCATTTGCAATTTGTGTTTGTTTTTCTAATGTTTCATAGAATTTTCCTACATTTTTATTCTTCAACACACTATCGGTTGTGAACTTATCTACTATAACGTTCTTCTTAGCTTGTGGAGTTATTTCAGGTAAAAGTACATCTCCTATTCCTCCACTATATTGATCTATTAAATAATTTATCTTTTTAGGGCTCACATTAAGTTTTGCTCCTAACCATTTACTTAAATTATCTGTTGTTTCATCATATTGGTTTTTAGGTAGTTCTTTTTGTAATCTACTTGATACTAAGTCTCCACCATACCATGTCTTATTGTTTTTTACAGCTATTACTGGTGCTAATATATTGTCTTCTAAAGGATTGTTTGGTGCAATTTGATTAACTACAGTATCTTTAAAGCCCTTCCATGAGTCTTTTTCTCCTTCTGCAGTTTCTAATGTTCTTCTTGCTGCAGATCCAAATATACTTAAAACTCTTCCTTTTGGAATCCTTATAAACTTTCCGTCTCCATATTTGAACAAATAGTATAAATCTTTTGTACTTTCTGGTAATTTTTCATAATCGTCATCGTCATCTAATAGCATGTGGTTCAATACTGCTGGTGCAACTCCCATTACTGTTGCTTTTACTAGCAGATTAGCATATCCTTTTGCTCCATTTTTTCCAGAAAAGTTTCTAAACTGTTTGTCTAAACCTTGTATAGAAGCATTCAGGAAATTTGCTCCGTTTCTGTTTATCGCTTTAGTTATATCTCCACCTCTTTTAAAGTTCGTTGTTATTTCTGCTGCATTATATAATGCTTCGTTTAGACTTTTTCCGTCCTCTAATGTAGAAATATACTCCGAGATTCTTGGCAATTGTTCCACCGTCTCGTTTATATTTCTTATTCTTTCTACAAATTTATTTCCTTTCTTTTTTACCCCTGTATCATATTCGAAGTATGTGTTACTCATTCCTCCATTAGCCATATACGATTCATAATATTTGCCTTTTGTAATAATTTCATTAAGTGCTTTTCCATAATTTTTAAGAAATTTTTTAGGATATTTGGAATTGAAAGCTCCATCCTGAATATCTTTAAAAAAGTTTGTCACTATAAATACAGGATTGTCTGATGTTAGCAGACTTCTGTGTAGATTAGTAACTTTTTGCAATGCCTTTACAGGAAGTGTTGATTCAAGTTTACTTCTTTCACTTGGTCTTAAAGATTCATATAGTTTATCATTTATCTTTAATTTTTGCAGTTTTCCATCCTCAAAATATGTATAATATTTATTTCCTTTTTGATCTGTATCTACTAATGTGTCTAATTCAAACAATAATGATGGGGCTACCTCTACATCTATATTCTCATCTACTTTTGCATTTACTAAAGTTTTAGCTAATTCTTGCCCTAGTTTATTTTGATTTATAAGTCTTTTTATTCTAATAGCTTGTTCTGCTAATGCATCTTTTAGTGGCTGAATATCTGTACTTCCACCTTTTAATCTTTTCAATGGTCCTGCTGCTCCTGTTTTCTCATTATCTCCAGCATAAGAGTTGCCATCAAAATTTCTTAAGATTGGTATATAGTTAGGATACATTGTTTCTATATAGTCAATAGTATCTTGTGTTATCGCTCCAGCATCTCTTAAATTCACTAAATTGTTATGGTTAAATTTTTTTATTTCTTTTGCATATTTTTTAAATTCTGGATGCTTTTGTTCTAGTTCTAATGCTATTGCAGAAGATTCTGTAGGTCCTATATCTTTTCCTATAATATATTTTCCTCTTTCACTTGTATTTACATTATGCAAATTAACTAAATAATTATAAAATTCTTTAGTTAATTTGGTTTCTTCTATTGGCTTCAATATGTCATTGAGAGATTTACCTATTTTGTTTCCGTTGTTATCTGTTTGTGCAACGCCTATAACATATTGTCCTTCTGCAAAAGAGTTTAGGTTTCTATCGTACATGAATTTAAGCTCTGGATTTTTTGCATCTTCTGATAATTTATCTATATAGTGTCCTTTATTTATAAACTTTTGTGCTAGAATATCTAGGCTATCTCCAAATTTATATTTGTCACTAGCATACTTTTCTAATATTTTTGCTTTTTCTTTTTTTGTTAGTACTTCCGTTTTGCCTTCTTTTTCATATATCTTATTTAAAACAGAAAGGTCTTCGTCTGTTAAATTATAATTCTTTTGAATATTTGTTGTTTCACTATTTACTGGTGCTATACTTTTTAAAGTTTTATTATTTACTGGTGCTAGTTTTACATCTTTTATTGTTTCTCCTCTTCCAGTGTTTTTATAGTTCTTGTTTAAATATTCTTGCCATGCATTATTTTCAGATTCTTGCATAGAATATTTAGTAGTATTGACATCATCTTTAATTGGTGCTATACTATTATTAGAATTAGTCAACGATGTAGAGAAAGCATTAGCTGATGTACTACGATTTTGACTAATTCTTTTTATTTTTGTTACGTCATAAAATGTTTTTTTATTTCCATCTTTAGCAATATTTATTAGACCTTCAAATTTAACCCCATTTACTTCAAATACAGTTTTATAGTAGTCCCATCCATCTTTAGCAAAGCTATGTCTTCCATCATCCTTAGAACTATATTGATATTCTGATACATTTAAAAGATTATCTAATTCAGTAGAAGCTTTTATCTTTGACTCTCTCGTAGATTGTGGCAATTTGTTTTTAGGATGAGTATATTCATTTGCTGTTTTTGAAGTAACTTTTATATTGCTTTCATTAAAATTAATACCATTTTCTCTAAAATTATCTAGTATATATCTCCTAGCTATCTTGATTTGCTCATTTATATTCTTCCCTTCAAATATATCTTGATTTGTATCAACTTTTACATATTTGTTTCCATCTGCTGTTGTTTGTATACTAAATCTAGAAGTTTGATTATTTGTATTTTGATATTCTTGTTTAAATGCATTTTCAAATTTATTTTTTACATCTGCCCAATATATTTTTTCACTTTTATATCCTAGCTTTCCGTTTAATTTATTAAACTTATCTACTACCCAGTCATATATCTTTTGTCCTAATGTTCTGTTTTGCATTGTAAGATTATTTATAAAATCCTGATCTCCTAGCTTGTTTCCTAAAATATCTGCTACCGCTTCATTGTCTACTAGCTCGTTAAAATCAGCACTGTTTTTATCATACATTTTTGAATATGTTTCTGCTAATGATTTTCTTGCTTCTTCAAATCCGTTTTTAGTTTTATCATATTTTAGAATAATATCTTTTATTTGATTGTATTGTTCTGTGCCTTCTATATCATGTGTTAATTCGTGTATTGCTATATTTTGTAAAGTTTTATTAGTATCTGCATTCGGATTTATTATTACTTCTCTTGTTACATTACCATTTTCATCTGTTTTAATTCTCCATAATGCGTTTTGGTTAGTATTTGTAAATGCATTAGAATCATAACTAGCTTTTATTCCTCTTTCATTTGTTATTCTTGCTATACTTCTTACAGTTTCGTTATTTGTGTCTATATTATTCTTTTTTGCAGACTCCAAATAGTCTAAATCTTTTATTGGAGCAATTTTATTATCTGTATCTGTTTTTGAAACTAAATCTGCAAGCTCGCCTTCTTTAAAGGTTCCAGTTTTTTTAGCTCTTTCCAATATGTCTTTTATTGTTTTCTTATCTTTAGTGCTCATATCAGAAAGTTCTACATCATCTATACTTCCCCCACCTAAGCCTACTAAATTTAATGCTATTGTTGTTAATCCAGTCATTTTGGCAGTTTCTGTAGCTTCTTCCCAACGTTGTTTTAAATCTGGCATATCCTTGTTATTTATTACTTTATCTATTACATAACCTGCTTCATTTTCTAATTGTTCTTCTCCCATCTCGCCTAGTATTTGATAGCCTTTATATAATAAATTCTGTCCTATTTTGCTCTTAACATTTCCTTTTATTGCTCTACCTATAACATTATCTAATCCACCTTTGGCAATTAGATTACCACCAGTTATTTTTTCTGTTAATGCAGAGGCCGTGCCTTTTAGCACACCTGTTCTTACGGCTTTATCTATATTGTTTCTATCACTGTTTAGCGTTTCCATTGCTGAGCCACCTGCATTTTGTACTGCACTTGCATATATTCCTGAACCAGGTGCGATTATATTGGATATCATAGCAGGAACCATTTCACCTATCGAACTGCTAACCCCTGCTGCTGTTTTTACTTTACTGTTTTCTATTTGAGATACTGTTTTACTATGCATTGCTGTTCTATCATCTAGATCTTCTGCTTTATCTAGTAATTTATTCTTTGCTCTATTTGCAAAGCTAGGCATGTCCTTTAATCTATTTGCTGTAGCATTTGGTTTATCTTTCAATATTTCGTCTTGCATCCAATTAATTTTTTTATCTTGTTCATCAAAAGTTCTTGCTCCAAGAATATTGAGTGCATTTATACTTTTTGCAACTCCAGATTTTATTCCTTCTGGAATACCATTTAAAATTGCACCAATTGCACTAGCTTTATTACCATTTTTTAAGTCTTGATTTATTTCTGTAGCTTTTTGCTGTGCCTTTACATCAGAGCGTGTAACTTTTTGTGTCTCTCCTATTTGAGAATTTGATTTTATTGCTTCATTACTAACTGGTGCTATGTTTTTTAGTTTATCTGTTACAGTTTGAACTTTATTTGTTTGAGTTGTTGGTCCATACGTGCTTACATTTTCTACTTGTTTTTTTACTTGTTGCTCTTTTTCAAGTTTTTGTTGTTCTGCTATTCTTTTTTGCTCTTCTTCTTTCTCTTTTTTTCTCTTTTTTAGTGTTTCATAATAGCTTCCATTTATAATAGAATCTGCTATTGATGTCTTCTTTGAAGAATACTTTATTCCTACTGTATTATTGTTGCCGTATGTTCCTTTTATAATAGAATCTGCTATTGACATATTTTCTCTCCTATATTCCAAATTTACTGCATAATATTTTTACGTCGTTTTCATTAATTCTTCCATCTTTATAAGCAATACTAATAGTGTTTGCTATATTAATTGAATTTGCTAATGTTTTTGATGCGACTGCTTTTGCTCTTCCTACTACTCCTGATCCCTTTGCATTTTTCATTGAATTAAACTTATCATATATTGTTTTGGCATTTTCACTTAAGCTTCCATTGCCTAACTCCACTGAATCCCCAGAGCCTACTGAATATGTTCCTGCACTTTTTGCTGATCTTCTTTCTTGGGCCAATGCTAATTGATAATCTCTTTCTGCTTGTTTTTCTTTTAATAAATATTCTTTCTTCCACTGTTCTCTTTGTTGCCTATTTTGTTCTTTCTGTTCATTAAATTCTTGTAACCAACGATTTGCCTCTTCTACAGCTTTATCTATATCTCTTTGCATATCTATTTCCCTGTTTATTTGTGCTAATACATTTTGATATCTGTTGTAATATGTTTCATCTATTTGTTGTAGTTCTGATTGTTTTTGTTGTATTAATGTATTTTTATATTGGAAACCTTGCAGACCTAATTCTAACTGCTTCTGTAATGAGTTATATGCTATTTCTGCTAATGCACTGTTGTTAGCTAATTGAGCATCTTTTCTTGCATTATCATAGTTTAGAACTGCATTATTATAGCTCTCTTTTGCACTTGCATATCTATTTTGATATGTGTTCCACATGCCAACTCTTGAGCTTTCACTATATCCACTATTAGTTAGCCCGTTAGCAGCCATTTTTTCTGCATCTACACTAAATGGATCTACTTGTTTCTTATAGTCTACATAGCTTGCTCTTTGTTCTTTTTCATAGTCCTTTCTAGCTTTGTCTTTCTGTTGCTCTATTTTTTCAATTGCAAGATCGTTTTGCTTTTGTTGAATTTCAGACTGTTTATCAGCCCATTCTTTTGAAACATTAATTTGATCTTGATAAAATCTATCTGAATTATTTATCATGTCATTGTAAGTATTAGTTGCCTCATTAATTCTTTGATTTTTTTCGTTCTCTACGTTTTTAAATCTTTCGTCTTCATAATTAACAGCATATTTATCTGCCATAATTTCCTCCTATCTTTTTATGTAGCTTCCTATGTAGCTTTCTAATGTACAAGAAAAAAGCTCAAACGATTTGTTTGAACTAAATTTTAATTGTATGCTTTTCCATTTCTTTTTCTTAATTCTATTTACTGCATATCCTGTTGCATTTTTATGTGTAGCAATTTTCTCAAACTGTTCTTTATTAGTTTTTACAAATATATCAATTTCTTCGCCCGTAATATCTGCTACACAGCCTCTTTTATTTGTTGTCTTTTGCATTTGTGGGTATTTAAACTCATCTTCGCAAGTTGTCCAATAAGATGATGGCTTTGATAGCAGCACAATATCTTCTATTTCTTCTGTTGCCTTATACTGTATTGTAATAGGTTCTTTTGCTAGATATGCTTTTAAATCTGCAACTGTCTTTACTTTTGGAATCTTTATATTAATATTTGTATCTATTAAAATTCCATAAGTTTCTCCTGACAAATCTTTTGAAAATTCATCTGTTATTGTACAGAATATATTTGTTTCGTTATCAGCCATGTTTTTCGGTTTAGCAGTGTAAAATACGTTAGAGTGTGTTGTATTCACATTCCATTCTTCTGTACCATTTAAAACTAATTTATCTACTCTTTTCATTACTTTTGCTATATTTTTATTAGTATCTATATATAATCTATCTGTGATATCGTTTCTAACTGATTTAAGCTCTTCTTCTAAGAATACAAAATATCTTTTATTGTTTATAATTGTTTGATACTCTCCTGATGAAATTTTATTTTCTATATTGCTCTTATTCTTTATACTAGGCTTTTTATATATGTAGTTATATTTGATGTCTATTTCTGATGTGCTTTCTATATGGTTTACTCCGTCATATAGTTTCATACTTTCTTTCTTATCCCAAGCTTCTTGCTGTGCAGTGGTGTAAGGTACTATTTCTTCTTCTGATAGTTCGTATTCTACGATTACAGGTGTACCGTTTGAGTATTGTTCAGATAAATACGTCTTCATCTTATCAATATCATCTATGCTCATATCTTTTATAATAATACGACCACGCAGAGATAGGCTACTGTTAGTATAATCAATCGCCATTGCCGTAGTATAATTCGTATTATTATCTTTGCGATTCGCCCATATAGAATCAATTCCTCCGTCGTAATTTAAAACTCTATATGTGTTACACAAATATTCTTTATATGTTTTATCCGAAATCTGTGGCACAGGCAAACTCGCTTTTATTGCAAATACATGATGGATATTATCATCAATCCATATTTTTTCTATAGTTTCATTACCTGTAATTACATATTGTTTCCTCTTATTATGTATTCCATCACTTGCTAAATAAGAGCCTTCGTATAATTTTTGTCCTTCACTTAATGGAAAATCTATTTTTTGTTCTTGATATGGTTTGTATGATGTTGCCATTGTTTTTTGTTCTATTTGAATGTCTGCAAATTTAAATGTATCGTTTTCTCCTAAATTATAGGTAGTGCTTGCATAAAAATTTAACTTTTTAGTAGGTTTTTCCAACGTAAAAGTAAAACTGCTTCTTACATTTCTGTTTAAATATCCTAAATTTTTATTATTTGTTGCATCCAAAACTAAACATTGAGTTCTATCTGTATCACTACTTGTTGCAAGTGCTGACAATGTATATGTTCCCGCGGTTAATTCATTGATTTTTACTTCTGCCATTCTCGTACCTGATATATCCTTTTTATTATACAAATTCTCTCCTACATCTTTTATCTCTAATGAATTATATGGTACATAATCTGTTGCTGCTGTGCCTTCTTCTAACTGAATTTCATCAAATATTGTTGTATATGTTGTATTTAGTGTGTTGTTATCTCCACTTAAACTTATTCCAATTTTCTCATAATCGCTTGAATTGAAAGAAAGTTTAAATCTAGTTCCTACAGCATATCGATGATAAATTATATTTGACAAAGTATTATTTTTATAGCCTTTGACTATTATCATTGCATTATCTGCTGTAGAAGAGATTATTTTTCCGCTTACGACATAATCTGTATTTGCTTTCAAATTAGGAATATCTATACATTTTGCAGCCCATTGTGCGTAATTTGCTGTTGATTGTATTCTTCCATCTTCCAGTAAAGTAACAGTATTTGTTTTACCATTATCCCAAGTTGCTTCTGTCATATTGCTTTTATTAAATTTATTCTTTCCTTCAATATTTTTTATTGGACTTGGGTAGTCTGGACTTGGACTTGCTCCTCCTGATTCAAAAGTTAAATCTGTTTCGGTTGAGTTTAAAAGCATTGGATAAAATGTAACATTATTTACTGTTTCTCCTTGAAGAATTACTACATAAAGATGAACATTTGTAGCACCTTCTGGAATGGTAAAACTACTATCTGAACTTATATATTTTATTGTTCCGTCGGCTTTTTTGTAAGAGCCTCTTATTGCCTTTTTTGTATATGTATTATTTTCTCCTACTAATTTATAAGAACCTGCTACAATAGCATAATTATCTGGATTTGTAATAGAAAATTGTGCATTAACAGTTGCTGTTCCATTTGCTGTTATACTTCTGTCTTTATTTACAGTAAAAGTTATTCCATTTGTTGTTTTGGAATTGCCATTATAATAGTTGTAAGGTAATTTATTCTTTCCACTTCTTGTAACTTGAGTTGTTGAGCCTTTTACTTTTATCTCTAATCCTTTATTGTTTTCTCCATCTTCTATTAGTATTTCTTTTCCTGTTACTGTTTTATAACTTTCTGCTCCTGTTTCTTGTTTAGTTACTCCGTCTATAAAATATCTTTCTTCTTCATCTTTTTCCATTGATATTTCTTTATTGTTTTCAGAAGCTTTACCTATTTTAAATATTCCTTGTTTACTTCCTAGCCAAAGTTCTCCATTATATACTACTGCACATGTAGGCTCAATATCTATATCCCAATAAAACCACTCATATTCATTATGATTTTCATTAGTAAACATTGCTCTACTGTCTGCTAGATATATTTTATCTTTTATAATAACTAGTAAATAGCCTTCATATTCTACTAAAATCATATCTTTATAATTTTCTTCTTGTAATAATTTACTATCTACTAAAGAACTTCTATGGCTTATAACTTGTTCTGTTGTTATATCTCCACTTATTCCTTCCATTCCTCTATTAGAGAAATAAACTATATCATCATTAAAATTTATTGCTGCTCCTATACATCCTGTAGAGATGCTTGAATGTTCACTTGGATAAACCTTCCCTGCTTCACTATCAATAGTAGGATTATGATAAAATATAGTAGTATTTGCCTGACTTGGTTCTTTTATTACCCATAACGCGTTATTACCTGCCACCATGCCTCTTACAGGGCTTATGTCCGCTCCTTCATTATAATAATCTAAGTCACTACAGTATTTTGGTTCGTCTAACATTGTATGAAATACTGTGTTAGGGTAATCCTGATTTCCACTAAAAAACACTCTATTGTCAAATACTTCTAATATTGTACATTTATTTATTTTATCTCTATTTCCTGGTATAGTTTTGCTAAAACGTATTACAACATTATCCTGTCCATCTGTTAATGGTTTTTCTGGTGCTGTTGTAAACTTAACTTTCCCACTTACTTTATCTACTGTAAATCCTTCTGTCTTTTCTACATCGTTTATAAATACTTTTTCTTGATATCCTGCATCTAATTCACTTGCATCTAACACATATTCTGTACTTTCTCCATCAGCACAAAAACTGTTTTCTCTAACTCCTGTAAGTAGGTTTACTTCTTGATTTGTTGTTCCTCCACCACTAGGTGCTTTTCCTATTGTTGTTACTGGTATATATCCTATTACTTCCTTACACGTTTCTCCATCATATTGTAAATAGTTTAACCCGTCTTTTATATATAAAATATTTCGATATATAAAGCTCTGGCTTTTTCTTACATTCATGCCTTTTTCTTTTATCGTTTTTAGTTTTTCTGTTTTCATATTATAGTCATATAAAGATACTCCGCAATGTATTATCATGTGGTCCACTTGATTTATGGTATAAAAAAATAAACCATATATAGTATTTTTTAATTCTTTAAACAATACTATATCTGGTCTTGTTTCTATACTAGTTCCCATTTTTTTATAATCTTTCCACATATTTATTGCATCAGGGCTTCTGTACAAAGCTACCTCTGTATTACTAAAATCTACTCCTCTAAAATTAGAATAATTTCTTGTTATTAAATCTCCACTTACTTCAGGCATATTATCCTCCTAAATTTTTGTTCCTCCGTCTATATAAAATCCTCCTGTGTTGTATCTTGGATCTAAGCTTTGTTTTAGTTCAGTATATCTATTAGCATATATTTGTCCATACTGATTAGAAACATCACTTTTTAATAAATCTGCTGCAACTCCATAAGGCATAATTCCTAATGCATCATCTGTTAACTCAAGTTCAGTATTGTCTTTACTCTTCTCATTTATCTTTTTAGGATATTTATAGTAATATATTTTTATTGTCCCATCATCTAGTATATCAAGTGTTGTTCCAAAAGAAGTGTATCTAACTCCTTTTACACATTTAAGTTGATAAAAGTTTTCTAATTCATTAAGATTTATTGTATCTCCTTCTTTAACTTCTCTTGTTTTTATTGCAGGAATCTTTTTTATTCTTGCTAACTCGTGTTGTATAAAATCTATTACATTATTTATCTTGTTTTTGAAATCTGGGTCATCTGTTAAACCTTCATTTTCTTCATTTATCTCTTCTATTAGTCTTAATACTTCACTTTTCATATCACCTAGTGTCATATATTCCTCCTACTCTCCTTCAGGAGATTTTAACAATTTATATTTCTCTATTGCCTCATCTATTGTTAGCATTTTATATTCACTTATAACAAAGCCTTGCCCTTCTGCATATATAAGCAGTTGATTTTCTTCTAGTTCGATATCTTGATATTCTTTTTGTTTTACTTTCTTACCATTAGACATTGTATATTCTTGTTCTACTTGTTTTATTAGATGTCCATCTATTATTTTATCTTGTATATGTACCTTGTATTCTTCTTCTTCATCTTTGTCGTTACATAATTCTATATCTTCTCCATCGTACATATATCCTCCGTAAAATCTAACATTTGGTGTTATCACATATTTCTCTAAACTTTCTAATTTTTTTATCATATAAAATTCTCCTTTCGTGTTTGCTGGATTTGCACCAACATTTTGCTTTTTTAACACGATATAAAAGGCATGCTATAAAGCACGCCTCATTTACTAATATATTACTGCAAATTTTACTGCTGCATTTTCTGGTATTAATACAACACTTCCGTCGTTGTTTGCAAATCTTGCAGTTTCTATTCTTATTGCTGCTATACCTCCTGCTGCTACATCTGCTAATTTTAAGTTTTCTGTAGCTGCTGCATAACTTCCGTTTGAAGGACATTTTACAGAAACATCGTATGGAGCTTCTCCAGAATTTTGAGCTAGTATAGTTAAATACTCTCCTCCTGCAAACTCTCTTGGTATTTTAAAGCTACATCCATCTGCAACTGCTGTTGCTGCTTCAAATGATACTGCTTTTATTGAATTAAATTCAATTTTTTGTGGTATTATTTCTTTAACTGCCATATTATTTTCCTCCTTATAAAAATTTTAGCTCCCTTTTAGGGAGCTGTTTCTATTTTGCTTTAATTACATAAAGCTCTTTTGGTCTTACTAATTTACCACCGTAAACATGTAATCCTTTTACTATGTCTGCAAATCCTTTTTCTTTTCTTGCACGTTCAACTTTGTCAATAGCATTTGCTACTGCCATAGCTTTTTTAGTTCTTATCATTTCCCAGTCGTTTGTGCCATCGTTATATAAATTGTTTGACATTCTTAAATAACAATTATTATATTTTCCAAGTGCTCCTCTTTTAACGTATTCTACGTTGTCTGTAAATAAAATTTGTAATTTCTTTCTACAAGCATTAATATGCTCAGGATTTAAATCTGCTGCTAATTCTGTTTTAGTTGTTACTCCGTTTTTATATAGTTTAACTAATCCAGCATCTATTGTAGCAAGTGGATCAGTTCCTTCAGATATGTCTGTAGATTCAGATATCATATCTTTATTAGCACCTTTTGCAAGAGTTCCAACGAATTTGTCGTAGTCTTCTGCTAATGCTTCTTTTGCTTCATCAAATTGTGTTTCTAAGTATCCAGGAATACTTTGTGCTTTATCTACATCATCTACTTCAAATGCAAATGCTTTAAATTGATCTATATCTAAATATTGAGAATTATCTCCTAATGATTCGATATCTAAATCTTTTCCTGGTATGTAAGTTTGGATTTTAGGTCTTACAACACCAATTATTTTTAGCCTTGCTCCTTTCTTAACTTCTTTATCATATTTGTAGTCACACCAATTTGCTAGTAATAAATCTTTCTTTAATTCTGTTTGGCAATATTTTGACCAAAACATAGGTTTAAAATTTGCTCCCATATTTTATCTTCCTTTCTTAGTTATTACCACTTTGTCATTGACTTTCTAATCAGCCCAAGATTTTTCTCTATTTGTTCAGGAGACATGTTGTCAAATTCAGCTTCTGAAATAAACTCCTTATCTGTCTTTGGATTTTTATTAGTCAAGTCTCCGACTTGTTCAACCTGTGGCTTAGGTTGTAGCTTTCTGTATAATTCATAAGCTTTTTTTGCTGGAACGTTTTCAAGTCCATTTTCAGTAATGAAAGTTTTATATTTTTCATCCTTTAAAATGTTTTTATCTGCTCCAACGCTTAAAAGTTCTTTTTCACTTTCAAGTTCTTTTCTTTTCTCCGCAAGATTTCTAAAGATAAACTTTTCTCTACTAGACATATTGTTGATTCCTATATCAGCTAGCCTGTCCACTTCTTCAACTATATCTTCATATCCAGCAGCTATAATTTCATCAGCTTCTGCTTTTGCTAATATTTCTTCTTCTCTATCTGATAGATTTCTGTTATATTTAGGGATTTTTACTCCTTGATCTTCATAAAAATCTTCTAATTGTTTAGCAGCTTCATTCATATCGTTAGTGTTCAATCCAGCACTAATTACATTTTCAAGCTGTGAATACTTTTTCTCGTATTCTTTTCTGACTTTTGTTTCTTGTCTGTGTAGTTTTTTCTTTAGCAATTCATTTACTCTTGCATTTAATTCTTCTTCTGTATACTTCTTTTCTTCCTCTACAACGTTTTCTTCTTCATTGTTAGATTCAGTGGCTTGTTCTTCTCCTTCAACAACTTCTTCTGTGGCTTGTTCTCCCACGTTTTCAGTAGTTTCTTCAACTACTAGGTCTTCATCGTTCATCATTTCTTCGTTTTCCATATTTCTTTCCTCCTATTTTTTCTGCAAGTGTTTGACTTCACTTACCCATGCAGTTTTAAGTCTTAAATGCTTGGACTATATAAAATAGCAGCTAAGCTTTTCACTTAACTGCTACACATTTATTTCACAACCCTTTAACTATAAGAATAGTTAGTAGCCGTTGAAAACTAATTACATTACTTGTTGTATGCTTGCTTCACTTAATTGTTGTGCTTGTGCATCTGGATCATTGTTTATAAATTGCATTGCTCTTTGTTTCATTAATTCTGCTTCTGCATTTATTTGTGCTATCTTTTGTTGTTCTTCTTCCCTTTTCTTAATTACTTTTAATATTCTTTGTTTTGGCATTACACTATCATCATCTAATGTTTCTAAGTACATTTTTAATTCTGGTAATCTTTGAACACTAAAATAACCTGCTTTTAGCAGGTTTTCTAAACTTTCTTCTTGTGCAAATTTATCAAAGCTTCCCTTTGGCGTTATATCTACTTTAACATCGGCTTGTAGCTTTTCTAATATACTTCCTTGTACTGGTATTAATTGAGTTTCTGCCTCTCCATTTTGTCCTACTACTTCTTCCTCCATTAATAAGCCATCACTGTTATATGTTTTTATGTGGTCTAATAGTATTCTTGCAAAGCATTCTATAAAATATTTTACAGATTCTACTTGTTCTTTTAAAGGCTGCTGTGCTGCTTGCTGTACTGCTAATATTGCTCGTCCACTCGCATTTTGCAATGTGCTATTTGTTAAACTTCCACTTGCAACATCAGAAGCATTTGCTAATTCTCTTGAAACATTTATTAAATCGTTCATTAATAGTTTTACGTCTGGGCTCATTTGTGCTGGAGTTATATTAGTAAATACCTTGTTTACATCTTGAACGTTGCTGTCTCCATTTACTCGTATTACAGCTCCAACAGTATTTACTTCTTCTGGATTTTCTATTTGATCTACATTTACAACTTTTGTAGCATACGCTGTTAGTTTTGTTACTAAAGCTCTTCTCATTAGAGTTTTATTTACTTCTAATTGATTAGCAATTAATGGCTCTACTTCTCCTTGTCCTCTTGCACTTCCTTCTTTTTCTTCCCAAATTAAATGTATTATTGGATAATATGTCAAACCAGTATCTGTATCTTTTTTAATATCACAATATCTTGTTGCTTTTGCAAAGTGTACTTTTCCATTTTTTTTATATAATTTTGTTACTATTGTAACCATTTCATCTTTTTCAAGCTTAGCTTCTTCTCCACTTTCTTCTTGATTCTGATTATCTCCCATTATGCATTGAATCTTGTCTTCACTTACTCCATATTCCTTTGCTATATCTCTTGCTTCTATTACTGATACTCTTTGTTTTATTAATATATATGGTTGTTCTTCTATTTCATCATTGTTTTCATTGCCATAATATACATCTACTTTTGATAGTATTTTTAGTCTAGGAGTAGCTTTTTTCTTATCATATTCAACATATACTACACATTCGCCATTAATTGCAGCATTTTTACATATCTTTTGTATTCTTTTGTCTATGTTTTCTCTTTCCCATACTTTTGCTGCTTTCTTGTTTAATAATTTACAAACATTCTCAGAAGTTGCTTTAAATTCATTGTTTTCAAAGTTTTCACTAGAGTAGTTTATAGCCCAATTATTTGATATAACTACACCTACTTTATAACGCACGATTGGTTTTATATAGTTTAATTCTAGTTTCTCTATTCCTTCAACTATTAATCCTTCGTTTTGATCACCATTAAACATTCTAAAATTTAAATCTGTTTTATTGAATATGTCTATCATTCTTGCGTAATCTTGTCCTTGTTGAAACAGTGTCCATATATCAGTTTGTTGCAATTCTTCTCTATCCATGCTTTCCTCCTATAAATATTTTGTAATCTTCTTTTGTCCATTTGCTGTTCCGTCATATCTATCTAAGTTTGAAAACGACTCTTTTGCTTGTAGAGTTCTTAATTCTTCATCTTTACTATGTTCTTTTCTTTTTTTATTTTCTTTATATGCTTCTACAGGGTTTAATTTTATTCTTCTTGTGTTTGTTAATAATAATCCAAACAAAAACATAAAAAAATTAGACACTTGAATGCCTAAAATAATTAATACTATTTCACTTATTTTCATATTTCTCTCCTATATTGGTTTTATTGTTTCTCCAAAATCTCTTGATTTGTCATATCGTCTTATTTGTTTACTTTGTCCCTTTTGCCCTGGTAATGTCTTCGATACACAGAAGTATCTCAACGCGTCTGTTATATGTGTTAATTCGTGTGGCTCTGTTGCAACGTCGTTTGGATTTTTATCATCATGTTGTAACTGTGGTAAACATCTTATAAGATTCTTACACTTGCTAAATATTCTTAATTTTGCTGTCTTTATTGTTTCTCCTGTCTGTTCGTCTTTTATTTCTATTGGCTTAATCCACTCTTTTACTGCTAACCAACCATTTACTCTGTCAGAACTACATTTTGTCAATCTTACTCCATTTTCTGCAAAGATATCGTATGCACTTTTACCTGTGTCTTGTCTTCTATTCCATAAGTCAGGTGGTGCAAATATCCTTTTAGCTCTTTTAAATAGATCATGATGTCTTAGTTTCTTTGCAGCTTCACTTATTAGTAAATTACTTTCATGTATTTCATCTATTGCGTATGCATTATATTCTGGATCTATAGCTACAAATAATGGTGCAAACATATCTAATCCATAGTCCAAAGATATATATATGGTCCAATTATTTGGTATTTCAAAAGGTTCTTCTATAACATGAATGTCACGTTTAAATTCTCTAAAGAACATTCCGTCATAAATATCCCAATCTCCATCTAACAAGGCTTGTCTTTCTTTTTCTGGAAGAGAAAGAAGTCTTTTTCTATAATTAGGGTCTGATTCCATTAAGAATTTATTATCTTTTAGTTTTGCTGGTATAAATAATCTAGTTCCTTCTTCATCTTGATATTCTTTTGTTCCATTATCTATAAATCTTTCTTTAAAAAATGTATGTCCTACTCCTCCAGGGTTTGTAGTGCTTTTAATTTGTTTTGGGAAGTTATTTACCCCTCTGTTTCTACTTTTTAAATATATGTACATAAACTCTGTAAAGTGTGTAGCTTCGTCAAATCTTATAATGTCATATTCTGCTGATTGATACTTGTATACATCTTTTTCATTGTCACAATATCCAAACTCTACAATACTTCCGTTTTTAAAAGTCCATTTCTTTTTACTGTCATTATACTTAGCTACTTCTTTAGGATATGTTGCTAATGTCCCTCTTATAAACGACTTTTCTAATTCGCCAAATGTTCTTCTTAGTACTAGTTGTTTAATTCCTGGATAATCACAAGCATATAAAAAAGCATCTAATATTTGCCCATGTGTTTTTCCTCCTCCTGCTGCTCCACCAAACAGTACTTCATCTTCTTTAGCATTATAAAATCTCCATTGTAATTCTGTAAGTTCTATGTCCATATTACTTTACAACCTTCACATTTATTTCAAAATTATTATTTTCCTTTCCATCATCATTATTATTGTTTAATATGTCATTTAGGTCCTTTAATGCAGAAGCTAGTTGTTTTAGTCCTTGTTTATCTACTATTCCTTCTCCAATTTCTATATCTTCTTCCTCTTTTATTTCCTCTTTAGAAGGCTTTTGGGCCCAAATATCATATTCTACTTTTTTGGTCTTTTTTTTGGTCTTTATTATGTACTTTTCTAGTTGTGAGTTAGCTTTGATTATATTAAGAGCTAAATCTGTTGCAATTGCTTTTATATCTACTATTTTTTGAGCTTCTTTTTCACTTTCTTTCTCTATAACTTTTTCTACAATTTTAGTACTCTTTTTGTCCTCTTTTAGTACTTTTTTACTTTTCCACCCTTTTGTCCTGCTTTTGGTACTTCCGTTTTGTTTTATCCCTTTATCTTTTAGAAAGCTACTTACTGATTTAAAATCACTTAATATATACTCTTTTTCTAACTGCTTCCAGTCATACTTTGCCACTCACCTCACCTACTTTATTAGTCCTTTTTATTAATGTATTGCTCTACTATTTCATTTATAAAATCATTGCTACTCGCTACTATTTCGCATACATCTTCATAGCTGAATGTTTTATCGTCGTTTTGATTATGACCATATTCATACATCCACACATGTGTTAATTCATGTTTTAATGTCTTAATTATATTTGCTTGATCTTTTAGTAACATTATTTTTTGAGTTCTATATATTGTTACTCCTAAAGTACCATCACTCTTCATCTCATTATTTATTGTGGCTTCATCTACTTCTTCTATTGTCCATTCAGTATTGTTTATTTTGAATTTCATTATTTCTCTCCTTTTTTCTCTTTTTCTTAGTAGGAAAGCATTTCTCATAATTTCTGCATCCATGGCAGAACTTTCTCATACATTTATCAATATTCATCTTAATATTCTTGTGTAAAGCCCATTAGTGCTTTCTTTTGTTTCGCTGTTCTTGTTCCTGGCTTTTCATACCCTTTTACTTTATTTTCGTCTTTTTCATAGTCCGTACATTTTGCTATTATCATATTGTTTAGTTTTATTAATGCTATTCCTTTATCACATACTTTACTTTTACATGTGCTACACATATATTTTTGAAAACTATTTATCATAATAGCCACCTCTTTTGTTTTTAATAAAACACTATGTAATGATATAAAGGATTTTTGATAGTGTAATCTAGATTTTTATCACTATTAAGGAAAAGTCGACTTAAAACCTAAACCTCTATTTTTTTATATATCACTACATACTATTTTATTCAGAAAAATAGAGCCACCCTATAAAGTGAAATTACAAGATAGCTCTGTAAAAGTTTTTTCCATACAAAAAGAGCAGCCATTTGACTGCTCCTTTTGTATAGGTTATTTGCCTTTGCGACTTGCGTTGGATCCTGCAACACCCTGTTTTCCGCTCTTAGGACTGTAAAAAGTATGCTCTCCATACTTTCCTTCGTAGTCCTTTGAGTTCATTTGATCAGCTTCCACATCGTGGCTTTCTTTCGAACCTGAATATTTGGTCCAAGAGTAGCCATCGGAATCGCTGCGCTTTGTTCCGCCAGATGTGCTGTGATCAGATGCTAATGTGCTGCTATTGTCGTTCCACGCCATACATCAACACTCCTATTAAATTACTCGTCTGTTTCCAGACTGCGTTAATATTTTACCACTTTATGTTCACTTTGTCAATGCTTTTTTTAAGCTTAACTAGAATAGCTTTTTAGGAGAGTTTTAACAAAATTTCAACGTGAATTATATATTAACTTATCTAGTATCGTTAATTGCAATAAAAAAAGAACTAGATACTTCTAGTCCTTATTTGTAGCTCTGGGCATGTCTTTTCAAACAGCTACTCTTTTACTTGATACAATTTTATCATTTTTAAAACGAACAAAACGAACAAACTTTATTTTTTCTCTAAAAATCTATTTAATTTCATTCTTGCTGCTTCTGGATTGTTATAATTCATTCTAAACATTACTTGTACCCAATTCAAATTATCTTCATATTTATGTCTTATTATTCTTCTTATTTCGCTGTCTTCTATATTGTTTAGTTCGTATTCTAGATTAGTTATTAATTTAATTAGCTTAAACTCTTTATTCTTTATTTGTTTTTTATATTTATTTCTACTCTTTTTATTTGCAATTATCTTTTTGTTGTCTAATCCTTCAATTACACAATTGTGTGATATGTATGGATAACTAGCACTGCTCCCTTTTACGCTATCTATTACTATTTTCGCAGGTTTATTATTAATCTTGTCTATTTTTTCTCTTAATTCTTCTATTTCTTTTCTAGTAGAATTTATTTGACTTAATAATTCTTTATCCATAATTCCTCCTTCGTTTATAAATGCAACCCTGCATTTATTTTTCTATCTCTTATTTGTTTAGTTGTAAATCCTAGATCATAATATGTAACACATTCTTTTACTGTATGTTCTTCTCCCCATTTATTTACTAATGCCTTTTCATATAGTACGTGATTAGGATATTCTTTTACTTTTTTCATACCTCTAAATGTTTCTGGTACTTCCATTATCTTTTGTCTCCTTTATTTTTTATAAAAATATTCTTTTACTTCTTCGCTATTTTCCTTTTCTTCTTTACTCATAGCTTAATCGCTTCCTTTTATTTTCTTCTATCTTCTAATATTTTTTTCACTTCTACTCTCGGTATAAAACTTTCGTTTTTATATCTATTAACTAATTCTTCTAACTTATAATCGGGGATATATTCTTTTATTGTTTTTTCTAAAAATTTTTTATATTCTTCATTCTCTTTTTGTAGTTTTTTAATAGTATTTAAAAGTGTGTCCAATATATTTACATCAAATTCACAATCTATTCCCAAAGTTATTTTCATTAAACAATTTTTACTATATTCAATTGCTTTCTTTTCTTCCTTGTTCATTTATTCCTCACTTTCTAATAATTCTTCATAAACTTTATTTTCTTGATATAATTCATGAATTAAGTCTCCGTCATTACTAATATCTATAATTTCTTCATTTTTTCTAATCTTGTCTTCTATATCTATATTTATATTAACCTCCTATAACCAACTTACTATAAAATTACTATATTCATATTTTTCAACATTGATTAATAATTCATTAATTTCAGGTGAATTTATAAACAAATCTTTTTCTTGTTCTTTACTTAAAGGAAATTTATTATAATCAATATTATATAATTTAAGAAATAAGCATAATTCTTCATAATTTAATATTATTTCATTATAAAATCCATAATCAAAATATTCCTCTCCATTAAATTTATGAATTGTTCTTAAAAATTCATAAGATAAACTTTCAGTTAAATCTAACTGATAACCATATAACTTTGTTCCATAATATAAATTTTTGTATTCTTGTTTTTCAATTATTCCTATATCTAATCTATAACCCATTATTTTATACCTCCTAATTTATTCGTGGAATATGATTTTCATTTTCTTCTAAAAGTTCTTGTAAAACATGTATTGCACCTACAGTTTCGTAGTGTTCAACTGTATGTAGATTTTTCTTCAACTCTTCTATCTTGTCTTCTATTTTTGATTTCGAAATGAAGTTTAACTCAATTGTTTGTGGAGTATAAATATGTGTTTTGTCATATTCTACTTGTTCTTCTAACCTATTATTTTCTCTTAATACCCTTTTATAATCTGATAAAATATATCGTAAACTATCTTTTACAATATTTCCTCTATTACCTCCTAAAAGAATATAGTTTCCTAATATAAACTTTTCAACAATGAGCATGGCAGAATCTATATCTTTATTATCTGAAAATTTATCAACTGCTATTTTTATATCTTCTTCTATACTATTTTCCACTACTCGTCCTCCTCTTCTAGTTCAATAACTTTTGCTATTTTTGCTCCACATTTAGGGCAATAATTATAACTATTATCTTCTGGTGTTCCATCTTCAAAATACCACTCTTCTCTACAATTACTACATCCATATATAATATAATCATAATCATCTTCTCGTATAAAATTACATTCTTTCACTTAATACACCTCCTAATATGGTTCATAATAATATTCATATTGTTTATTGCACTTTCCACAAGTACATATAATATTTTTTGCGACTGGTATATTGTATTCTACATTTGTATTTCCACATTCTTTACAAATCCAGCTTAAATCAAAGTGTACATCTGGCTCTACTTCTGCATATTCATCATCAAGTTCTTCTATTTCATCATTTTCATTCATCTAAATTACCTCCTAATTAACAATTTTTGTACCCAAGCATATTTCTTTATCACATTCAGGACATTTAACATAAGTTTTATATTGGGGTGGAAATGATGTAAAGCAAAATGTTTTTTCTATTCCAGTATCATTGTTGTCATATTCAAATTCACAACCACATAACGGACAAATTGCTATTTTATTTTTAGAATATTTATTTCCGTGTTTTATTATTTTCAATCTAGCCACCCCAATTCTTGGCATTTCTTATTTATTGCTTGTAGTTCATCCATAGTAATTGCAGGGGTATTACTTCCATCATATCTTATCGCTATTGCTTTTTTATCAAGTATAAATAAAATACATATTGTGTTACTTTGTTTATCGTATTGATAATAACCTTGATATTTATCGGTTATATATTTTTTATACTTCAACTTTTCAAATATTTCATCTGCTGTTTTTTCTTTCACTATGTATCACTCCTCTCAAAATCTCTTACTTTAATTTTTACTATTATTCTTTTTCCACATCTGTCTTGTAATTCTATAACTGGTCTGCCTACTACCCCTTCACTATTTGCTGTCCCTATACTAGACTTCGGTTTACTCTTTACATAATTAACTGCTTCTTGTAGTGTTCCCTCTAGTATTATTGGTACTATATCTATACCAAAATATTTTGCTATATCTTCTACACTTTCTCTTGATTGGTAATTATCTGCTATCATCACATCAAACAAGATGAAATCTTGTCCTTTCCTGTATAATCCTCCATTTTGTATTTTTTCTCCGTAACCTTCTCCATATAAAATTACTTCTGTTTCTCCAAACTTTTGCTCAAATAATTGCTCATTTGTTTCTCCTCCAAATAGTTCTACTAGCCTATTCATTAAATTTGCTGGTATCTGAGCCTTGTCAGTTCTTCCATAGAAACTTACTCTATGTCCATCCCAGTATATTCTTATGTTTGTTCCATCTATCTTTTCAGTAAATTGCCATTGGTTGTCTTTCAAATATTTTATTGCTTCATTTCTATATTTCCCTTCAACTAACTTTTTTGTTTTTTCATCTCTTTCAAAAAGAGTTTCTATTTTATGGTATTCTTTTAACATATCTTATTTACTCCTTTACTTTATATTCCATACTTGCAAATTTCTCCTTTGTAACTATTCCCCTAACATTTGCAAAAGGGATTAATTCTGGTCCATCTTCGCCCACAATTCCTATTTCTTCTAATTTGTTTCCGTAAAAATCTTTAACTTGAGTTGTAGTTACTTCATATAAGCAAGTATCTTCTGTTGTTCCATTTTCATCAACATTCTCTTCTACAAATATTCTTACTAAATCTCCAGGTTCTATTAGGTCTATTATTTTTTCTGAAAAGTTTTCTACTGCACTACTATCAAACCAATCAGTATCATAAAATCCATAATATATAGCTTTCTTATTAACATTGTTTTCTTTTATTCCTATTACTTTAACTATTTCTCCTGTATTAAGTCTTACATAGTCATCTTTTCTTATATTATCTTGAACATATAAAGCATAACCAACATTACTATTGTCTTTTTTTAAATAATCTTTTCTGCTTAAACACCTTTCTTTTATTTCTCTATTCATCTTCTCCTCCTACTATCTTTAATATTTCTAATATGTAGTATTCTTTATTAGGTTCTGCACCCCATTCTTCTTTGCCTTGTCCTACTCTTAATTTACATCTGCACTTTATTTTTGGAGACATTTTAGAGTAACCATTTCTAAATATTATCTCTGCTGTTTTATCTTTGTAATTTAATCCAAATATCTTTTTAAATCTAGTATGGTAGTATTTTTTAAATTCTCTATATTCTTCCTTCTTCTCGCCACTTTTTATCATGTCAAACCATTTCTTTTTAATTGGTAATATTAACATTCTTCTCCTCCTACTTTATAAGCTAGACTTAATCTAGCCTTTATATTAATCTTGTGACGTGATTGTTATTGGTACTATCATTTCTGGTAAATAATTAATTTCATAATGATATTTATCTACGTATGCCCCACTTACGTCTTCAACTACATACATAGTCCATTCATTTAGATAAATAAAATGTTTTTTATATTTCCCGTTCTCTACTTCTACTATGATTTCTAATTCATTATGTGCATTATTCTGTAGTGAAAAATTTCCTATTAACTCAAAAACTGGCTTATCACTTCTTGCATTTATTACAGATATTCTCCTTGTTACATTGAAATTATCTGCTTGTTTTCTTATATTACTAGAAACTCTATTTGATTCTGTGCACCCTGTTAACACTATCGTTCCTATTACTAAAACTAATATTAAACTTATTATTTTTATCTTTTTCATTATTTATTACCTCCAACTTTTAAATTTTCTATCTCTATGTATAAGTCTTTGCAATTTTCTTCTAAATCACTTATCATACTTCTTTGCATTTCTGTTATATCTTCTAATGCTTGTTTATCTTTATTTAATGCTTCATATTTTACTGCTGTGTCCCATGCACAGAAGCATATTATTAATGCTAATATTACTAGTATTGCCGTTATTATTGTTTGTGCTTTAAAATCTCTTTTTATTTCGTTTAATGTCTTGTCTTGAAGTATTTTTACTTCTTCATATTTCTTTATATTCATCTTTCTTCTCCTTCTAACCTTTCTCTTGCATTATTCCACTTCTCTTTATGTACTTCTTTTGCAAATCTTTTTCTTTTGTATTCTTCATACTCTAATTGTTCTTTACTTACTTTTAAACTTTCTTTAAATTCGTTCATTAAATTTCCTCCACTTCTACAACAACTTTATCTGCTGTTCCGTATTGTTTAAAGAGTAACAAGGCAGTAACTTGATTATCATCTTTATAAGCTAGTCCATTTAATGCGTCTAGTATTATTTTTGCTATATTATCTATGTCTGGCTTATGCATATAGCCTTGTTCCCAGTCTATTAACTCTGCTCTTTTCTTTTTGCTTAATCTTCTAGGTGGCTCAAATACTGCTGTTATTTTCATTTTTATTTCTCTTTCGCTTGGTTCTACTTTGTATTTGTTTTTAAAGCTTAACTTTACTAAATCTTCATAATCTCTTGTTTTTTGTGGTGTATATGTACCATATTTTCCTAGCCTTGGTCTTCCCTTTCCTGTTGGCTTTCCTAATATTTCAAATTTCATATTTTCATTTGTTCTCCTTCCAAAATTTTTTTACACAAATCTAATCCTGACTGTTCTCTATATTTGCAGTTATCTGCATTTATGTTTTGTTCTGCTAAGCCACAACCTAGACATAAATTATTTTTTATTGCTTCTTCACATGTCATAAGCTAGTCCTCGGCATTCTATAAACAAATTCATCTTGAAAAGAAATTGTTGCTTTTCCTAATTTCCTCATTGAATTTTCATATTGTCTAGTAATCTCTTGTAATACTTCTTTTGCTCTTTCTTCTGTTTCGTATTTGCCTAAATCATCATATAAACTATCTACTGTTTCATATCTTATAAAATATGCTGTTTCTTCTTCATCTTGTGTTATATATACTTGTGTTAAATTATCAAAATTAACTATCTTTTCTTTATCTTGACTTACTATTATCATAACTACCTCCTTAAAATGGTAACGGTTCATTTTGTTTATTTATCTCGTCTACTAATTCATTTACTTTTTGAGCTATTAATGTTATCTTATCTCCTGTTAGCCTACCTTTTAAATCTAGTTTTTCTATTTCCCAAGGTTGTTTTACTATTTCAAACTCTGTTTCTATATCACATAAATATCTAGTATCAAATTCTCCAGAAAACCAATTCAATTTTTTATCACTATATGTTATATAAGCAATATGTTTTCCTTCTTCAGTCTTTACTTGTATTCTTGTATTCTCCTTTATCTCTCCACTATGTATTTTTTCAAATAATTCATTACTTTTCATAACTACCTCCTAAATCTGTGTTATATGGTTCATATTCTCTGAAACCATATCTGCTAAATAATATCTTTTATAATCTGTCTTTTCTCCAAATCTGTTTGTATTGCTTTCCCATTCTGTTTTAAACTCGTAGCCCTCTTTTTTGAGCTGGTCTATTCTAGCTCCTAATTGTGTTATTCCTAAATCTGCGTATGCTTCCCAGCTAGATATTGAGCCGAACTCTCGTATGTAATTTATAATTCTATCTTTTTGTGCTATTTTCATAAATTACCCTCCTTTATTTGCGTACAAATTGTCAAGTTCACTCGTGTTATATTGTCTTTGTTCATAATTTTTGTTTTGCTCTTGTTTTAATGGATAAAAACTTTTCCAACCTTTTAATACTGTTTCATTTATTATTTCTATTTGTGTTGTTTCATCTGTGCTTAACTTTTTTAATTTATTAAGAGCTAACTGCATTGCATTTTCTGTTAATGGAGATCTGATTTTTTTTCTCATTTCTACAAAGTTATCTAAAGCTTTTTTTAATTCTTCAGGATAGTCACTATATATATTCTTAATGTTATTAACATTCTTTACATTATTGTTTGTGTTATTTTGTTGTTCATTTGTTGTTATTTTGTTGTTATTTTGTTGTTCAAATTTTCTTTTGTCTGCTTGATAATCACTGTATTTTTCAATAGTTATAACTGTGAATTTGTTGTTGCTTTTTGCTGTTATCATTCCGTATCTTTTCTAGCAATTTTATATATCTATATATTGTGTTTTCATTCATTTGTAATTCATCAGCTGCTTTTTTTCTTCCAAAAACAAATTGTCCTTTTTTTAATTCAACAACTTGCTGTCCTACTAATTGTTCTCGCTCTTCATGAGTTGCTTTTAATAAACACCATATCCATATTTTTAGAGCTTTTTCATTCTCCCAAATGGGAGATTTCATTATTTTTCTATATAATTTTATCCATGTTTCTTCCATATTCTCTCCCATAATTAAAGGGTAGTTCTTATGCCTACCCTAGATGTAATTTTTTCCTATTAAATCTATAAATTCTTGTCTAGTATGAGTTTTCTCATATTCTTTTTGTGTATTTATTCTTAATTGATTTATTATTGCTTCATTAGAATGACATTTAGGGCATATTAGTTTTATAAATTTATGTTGTATACTTCTTTTTCTATTACTCCCACCATAAATTTCGTGTGGATCTAATCTTTTTGAGTAATTACCACAAACTTCACAAATACCCGATTTAATTAAGTTTTTATCTCTTTGTCTTTCTAATTTTGCTAATTTATTAGATTTCTTTTTAATTTGTCCTTTTTTCTGTTTATTTTCTACAGAGCTCTGCTTAATTCTCTGCAAAGTTTTTGGTGTTGGGTGAAATGAATCGCTTAAATCTTTTACTATCATTTTTTTAGCCACTTCCTTTTCATATCGGCTATTTCTTCAGGAGTTAAAGTTTCTATCCCCTGATCTTTACATTCATTTACAATTCCGTCTATTAGTACAGACATTTCTTTTGTATTATATGTACTACTTCCAAAATAGCATTGTAGTTGGATTCCTGTTTTACCATTTATAGTAACTTCCCCTAATTCTCTTACCGCTCTCCATTCCTCTTTTACTCTCTCTACCATACTAGGTTTAACTACTATATGAGTAAAAACTCCATATCTACATATCATATCTTCATACAATGAATCTTTATCTGTTTTTAATACTTCTGCTAATTTCTGCAATAATACCCAACAATAAGCATTTGCATCTAAACTGCGCTTTTCCCTGTGTTGCTTTATTGTTATAGCCAAATTTTCTTTATCTTTTAACTTATAATAATTATCTATTAATATTTCTTTATTGCTCGTTATTTCTAATTCTAATTTCGTTGTTCCATCTATACTTGTATTAATTCCTGCTATTTTCCCATTAAGTTCCATGAATTACCACTCCTTAAAATGGCAATTCATCATCTTCTGCTTGTATTACTTCAGCATTGTCATTTGATTCTTTTTTTGCTTTTTCATATTCAGATATATAATCTGCCAAACCAGTTTCTTCTAAATTAATTGCTTTTTTTATCTTTTCTTGTATCCACGAAGGTAATTTATCGTATGCCACCCATGTTTCTGGTTCTTCTGTATCGAATACTGTAGTTTTTGCCAGTGGTTCTACTTGCATTCCTTTTGCTAATGCCATTATTCCTGCTATATTGTTATATGTTTTACCATTACTTTCTTTATTTATTATTTGTAATTGACATCCTTTATTTAATACATTTAATAAATTAAATCCTTTTAATTCTTCCTCTGTAAAAGCTTGTCCTCTCCATGCTTCTAAATCTTTCTTTAAATTACTTTTTTCTCCCAATGAATAACTATATTCCTTATTAATAATTCTTGGTAAAACATCTTCCCCTATTAATATTGTTTCTCCTACAATTTCCCATATCATTAAAAACTTTCTTTGATCCTTATCAAATCTTTCATTTCTTTGTAGTCCTAAATCAATTATCATGCTTGATATTGCTGTATAAACTCCATCTTCTAAATTTGGTATACTTGTTTTTTCACTTTCTTTTACTATTAAACTCATAATTAATCTTCCTTTCCTTTATTTAATATTTTTTTCTAATCTTCTTTTACATTCTTCATCATATAATTTTAATTGTTTTTTTATCGTACTATACTGTTTTAATAAAATAGCTCTTTCATATATAAGTTGTTCATCTGTATACTGTTTCAATTTTTCTTCATATTCCATTACAATACACTCCTCATATATTCAATTCGCAATTCTTCTTCTTCATTTGCATATTGTTCTTGTAATCTTGGTTCTATATCTTCCTTTTCATTCATTGCTTGATACATTGTTTCTTTTAATTGATCAATATAGTTTTTGTCTGATATACGGTCTATTAATTCATCTATTGTCCTCACTATGTCATCTAATTCATCATATCTATCTTGTAAGTCTTGCACTTGACATCTTCCTTCCTTTCTGTTAATATAAAAATATATGAATTTATACAAATTCTTATTTTGAAGTTATTTGTTTTGACCGACGATAACTTCTTTTATTTTGTCTACTACAATTACAGATGGTGTCTTATTTATTTCAGCTCGTCCTAAAATATTTTCAATTTCTTGTAGTTTTCTAAAATGTACTACTGCTCTTTGTTCTGCGTTATTTGCTTTTTCTTTTAATTTTTTCTTTGTTTCCATATTTCTCAACTCCTTTCTTTACTTAATTAAATAAGCTATAAACATTACGTCAAATGTAAATGCTAATAATGCTATACATTCTAACTTTAATATGTTTATTGCTAATTTTGCTTTGTTTATTTTATGTTTTTTCATTTGTGATCACTTCCTTTCTAATACCTTGCTTCTTGTAGCCATTTATCAAATGCCTTTTGTTCTACTTTTTTTTGTCCTATATGAATACCGTGGAAAATCTTTTCTATGCCAAAGTTCATTTGCTTTGTTTTGATTTATTCCTAATATTCTTGCTACATCTTTGACAAATAATATTTTAGGTTCTTTTTGCTTTTCTAAAATATCTTTTATTTCTTTAAGATATTGATTTATTTCTTCCATTTCATCCTCCTTTTTGTTCTCCCTAAGTGAACTTTTAGGTTAAAAAAATTTCATCCGCATTGGCCACTGGAAAACATTTTTTAAAGTCTTTTATTTTTTGAATGCTTGGATTTTTCGCTCCACATTCTATTTGCTTGTAAAAAGATAATGTAATTCCCCATTTTCTAGCCATTTCTTCTTGTGTTTTATTTATTGAATTTCTATATTCTCTAAGTTTTTCTCTTGGCATTTTTCAACCCCCTCTCATCAAGTTCACTTGCAGTATAATATACTTTAAGTGAACTGTCAATACTTTTTTTAAAAAATTTTTTTTAAATCCTCGAATTTATTGATACTGTAAGCAAACTTTTTTTAATTTTTAATTGCATAGTACACTTATAGTGTGCTATAATATTATTGAATTAGGAGGATACTATTATGAATAGGATAAAAAACTTAAGAGAAGAATTAAATATGACTCAGCAAGAATTAGCTGATAAGTTGGAAGGTGCAAAAAGTACAGTTGCAATGTATGAAAAAGGTAACAGAAAACCTAGTTTAGAAGTTCTTGTGAAATTATCTGAGATATTTGATTGTAGTATTGATTACCTATTAGGAAAAACAGATGTTAGAAAACCTATTGAAAATATTAATAACCCTAAAAAATACTATATGTGCCCTGTTTATGGCAGAATAAGTGCAGGACAACCTAATTGGGCAGAAGAATGTATAGAAGGTAGATTACCTATTGACATTGAACTAATGAATATAGTCAATCCAGAAGAATGTTTCTTTCTTCGTGTAAATGGTGAAAGTATGAATAAAGAAATACAGAATGGTGCTTATGCTCTTATCAGAAAAACAGATTCTGTTGATGATGGAGATATAGCTGTTGTTTTAGTAAATGGTTATGATGCTACGTTAAAGGTATTTAACAGGCAGGGTGATTTTATTTTATTAGAACCTATGAGTACAGATTCTTCATTTAAGACACAAGTATATGGCAAAGATACAGAAATAAAAATAATTGGTAAATATATTGGTAAAATGGAGATGAAATAAAATGAAATTTATTAAATGTCTTGGAAATGTATTATATTCATTAATCTTATTATTCATACTAATAAGTGGTATCTGTAATATGAGTACTTTTATTGGACACTTAGGTATTGGATTTGGTAGTTTAGATTACATTATAACTATATCATTGTCAGCCTTTGCATTCTATATGTTTGCTCGTGATATTGATAATATTTATGGAGGTAAAAAGAAATTAAGTATTGCAAAAAATGTATTTTCATTAGATTATACTGATTTAAAAAATATATCTAAAATTGATTTTGATGATAATTATAATTTTAATATTTATTTGAAAAATGGTCTACATATTTCTTTAAATAAGTATTATATCCCAAAGACACAAAAAGATTTACAAAATTTAGATGATGAATTTAATTTTTAATTAATTTTAGACTACTAAAGATAAGTTGAAATATACTTATCTTATTTTATAAGGAGGCTTTATGGCAAGACGAGGAAATGGCGAAGGAACTATATATTATAGTGAAAAATTAAATAAATGGGTTGGTCAATTTACAGCTGGGAGAAAAGCTGATGGTTCCCTGAATCGTAAATCTGTATATGGTAATACTAGAAAAGAAGTTAAAGAAAAGATTACCTCTGCTCTATCAGATATCCAAAAAGATACATATATAGAAAAAAACAATATAACAATTTCTGAACTTGCAACAGAAATTGTTGAGGATAAACATAACTCAAATGAAAATAGTTCTAACACTTATAATAGAGCAAAATATACTTTAAAGTTAATAACTAAATCTGATTTTGGAAATATGCCTATAAGAAAAGCAACTGCAAGAGATATTAAAAACTTTTTAAACACATATACTTCTTATTCTGAATCCAGCATCAAAAAATTGTATCAACTTCTTAATCAAACTTTTAGGAGAGCAATTGAACGAAATTACATTATTAGAAATCCAATATCGTTTGAAGAAGCAAAAAGGCCTAAATCAGCTAAAATAGCAGAGAAGGTTGAAGCATTAACTATTGAAGAAGAAAAAAAGCTTATAAAAGCATTATCATGTGAAATTAACGCTTTGAAAGATGCTTGTCTCTTAATGTTATTTACAGGTATGCGTGTCGGTGAAGTTCTTGCACTTAAATGGGAGAACATATCTGATAAAAATATTAGTATTAAAAAATCCTTAACTAGAGATGAATCTGGTAAAGTAATAGTTGGAGAAAAGGTAAAAACATATACATCTGATAGAGAAATTCCTATTACTGAAACAATACAAAAAATACTAACTAATATTTCTAAAGAAAATGATTACCTATTCAATGCAACTCCAAGAAATGTTCAATCATATTTAGAAAAAATTAATGCAATTAATTGCATTAAAAATAATATTACTCCTCACATGTTAAGACATACTTATGCAACTCGCTGCATTGAAGCAGGAGTCAATATAAAAGTCCTTCAAAAAAAATTAGGACATAAGAATATACAAACAACTTTAGATGTATATGCAAGTGTATTTGATAAGTTTGAAAAGCAAGAAGATGATAAAATTATTAAATATTTAGAAAAAAATAAGATAACTTTGTAGTCAGTTGCATTAAAACTGCATTAAAATCAATAAAAAAGAGAGGTTTAAAACCCTCTCTTTTCTTACTCTGGTGCGGATGAAGGGACTTGAACCCCCACACCGAAGTACTGGTTCCTAAGACCAGCGCGTCTGCCAGTTCCGCCACATCCGCATATTTTAT